GTCTCGAAAGCCGAGCGAATGCCGTTTTGCTGCGGGGCATCGTGGAAGGTGACTCCACCGGGCAGCATGTTCACAGACCTGCCCTGCATCGAGCTTGGGGCCTGAAGAGGCGGCTGGGTCTGGTAGTCGATGCCCTGCGCCTTGCGAAGCTGCTCGTGCTGAAGCTGGCGGATGTCGGGCAGGGCCTCCATGCCTGGGCCGTTGCCGTACACATCGCCACCCGTGACCGACCAGCGCGGGGCCAGGACCGGGAACTTGTTGTACCCGCCTTCGCGCAGCAGGGTCGGTTCGTTGCACGCCTGTTCGAAGTACACGCTTCGATAGGGCATGTTCATCTTGTCCATCTTCTTCGGGTCGCGGTCAAATCGCGGCTCGATGGCTTGGACGATGACGATGCCTGACTCCAGCGTGCCACGGTCGTACAGCGTCTTGACCGAGTTGGAGCAGTTCTCGTACCCGAACTCCTGCACGACCTGGGAGACGGTCATTTCAAACTCGCGGAAGAACGTCTTGATCGTCCCCTGCGAGTCTTGGGCAAGGCAGTATTCGCCAGCCGTGACCGGGTAGTGGTGGATGGTGGTCTCAAGATCCGGCAGGATCACGCTGGCGGCGGTGCCGAACGCAGCGATCTCCTCGTAGATCATGTGCAGGGCGCGGTAGGTGTTCGACCGTTGGAACACCCGCTGCATGCGAACCACGACATCATCCAGCCAAATCTTGACTGGGTGGTAGCGATTCAGTTCAGGGTCCGGCGTACTAAGCTGGAACCACGGACGCGCAGGCGAGGTAGCACCCGCCATGAGACCTGACGCCAGGGTCCGCAAAGCGCGGGTTGGCGTGTTGTCGTAGATGTGAGTCGCACGCTTGTTGCCACGGTTGCGGTCGCTGGTGTAGTACCGACCGGACCACGGCAGCAGGTACTGCGTGATCTCACGGTACTGAGTATCCCAAGACGTTCGGTCCGTCTTGAGTTGGCTATAGCGTTCCAGCAGCCGCTGGCGAAGCGTGCGATTATCCATCAGCCCCCCAGAAGGCTCGTGCCGCCAACCGACGAGGCCATGGCGGCAGGGCCACTCAGCAACGTGTTGGCAGCGTTCTTCATGTCGGCAGGCGTAGACAGCATGCTCTCCTGCTGCTCACGCTTACGCAGGCGCATCTGCTCATCGCGCTGGAGCATCTGCTCTGCCTGGGCTGCGCCTTGGGCTTGGTTCTGCGCGGCCTCCTGCTTTCGGAGACCCAGCTTTTGCTGCTGACGCTGCTGCTCGCCTTGGTAGGCGGCAGTGCCGGCACCGGCTGCGGCGACAGCGGCACCAATCAAAAGGGCGGTACTGGTAGCTACGGCCATGGTTATTTTGCGAAAGAGGTTTCTACGAGTTGGTAACCCAGCCGCTCAATAAGCTGGCCGGATCTGGGGCCAAACGACGGGATGCTGCTCATCACGAAATGGGTAGCCCCACGCTGGTTAGCCCACTCCTCAAAGTCCTTGACCATGCGCACAGCGGTCAAGCCGTGACGATTGCCTGGACTCATCCACCACGCCAGTTCAGTTGCGACCCTGCTTTCCGGCGCGCACCACATCGGGCAGATCATCCCAGCCAGCATGCCGATCAGGCTGCCGTCAACCGACTCGGCAACGATGATGATGCCTTTGTCGATTATGTTCGTCAGCGCGCTATGCAGTTGCTCATTCGTAATGGCGACGCTCTGGAGCATGGGATGCGCCTCAAGAAAGGGCCTCCCAAGCTCGATCAGAGCCGCAATGTCATCATGGGTGGCGTGGCGCATGAGCACGCCCTAGACCCTAGGTATTGCGTTTCCGGCTGATGCGCCCCACTACCTGAGGTCCATCCGAAGCACATCGTAGGGGTCGTAGTCCGTGTTGCTGTTGACCTGCTTGCGCCAGTCCTCCAGCAAGGTGCCGGTCTTGGTCGCTTGCATCAGGGCCAGGACGTAGGCAGTCCCAAAGTCTGGCGACCGTCCGATCTTCTCCACGATGTCCTCGCGGGAGGCGACGGCGATGGTGGTCCCCACCGGACGCCAAGTCGGCGCGCACAGGTCCGCCAGGATGCGGGGATCTGGGGGCAGGCAGATGCCGGTGTTGTTGTTGGGGTCCAGGGCTTCCCGCATCCGCCACCACAGTTCCGACCGCAGGTTCTTGAAGCTGATGCGCCCGCTCTTGTCCATGCCTCGTGCGGACTCGGACACGTTGACGCCGATGGTCTGGTGCCCCATCTCCCGCAAGAAGTCGTACGGGCTACTACCGACGCCGATAACGTCGATGTGGATGGGGGCTTGGTCCCGCTTGGCCGCCATTACCAAGGCCGCCACGGTCGGCCCGTCTGGCGTCTGGGTGCCAGGGTAGACCAAGGGCTGGTTGAACCACATCCCGTGCCTGCGGGCGATGATGGTCTGGTCCCTGCCGCCACGAGCTACGTCCACCCCCAGGCTGGTCATCTCCTCCAGCCGGTCGGGCATCTTCCAACGGTTCTGCGCGGCCTCCACCCAGCCCGTGGGGATGACCTGCCAGGGATCGTCCTCCATGCCTGCCGAGAAGTCGCCGTGCAGCATCTGGCTGCGCAAAGGCTCTGGGAGGCTCTGTAGCTGGGCCATGTACCCGGTGTTCATCAGGTACGGGTTGTCCGAGATGCGGGACGGGATGAACGTCCTGCTCTGCGGAATAATCCGTTCCCCACCGGACATGAACGGCACACCGTCCGTTACTTCTACTTCTTTGCCATCCAAGACGGCAAACCAACGCAGTTCCCCCGGCTTGGCCGGTTTCGGGTGCTTCTTGTCCAGCCAGGGTGCAAAGTACTCGATGACCCATCTGCCCTCTGCCGTCGTAGGCGGGTTGAAGGTCATCAGTGCCCTGGTCCGCTGCTTAGGGTCCGTGGTACGCAGCCAGCCCAGAAGGAACCGGACAGCCTCCACGCGCATGTTCGACGCCTCGTCGAAGATCAGCAAATCGTGGGGCCTACCCTGGTACTTGCGCTCCTCGCCCGGCGTCGGGAACGATCCGAACTCAATCTGCACGGGCACCCCATCCGGTCGCTTCAGCCGCCAAATGCGATCCGCCCCGTTGAACCCGTCCTTGCCCTTCAGGATCTCGCTGATGCGGTCGATCACACCGACCAACTCAGTTCCGTTCTGGCGAAATATCCCGATCTTCTGATGTCGGGTCAGGGCCAGCCCTACGGCCAGATCGGACTTGCCGCCACCAGCAGCACCCCCGTACCCAGTCACATCCGCCACGCTGTTGTACGCCATGGACTGCGGCCCAGCCAACGGACGCCACAGGGTCGTGTCCTCCCTCAGAAGCTGGTCCAGTTCCGCCAACTGGGCCGGACTCAGCTTCTTCAGGACTTCTGGGTCAATGGAATCCATCTAGTTTCAGCGTCTCGATCCCGGCCTTCTCAGCAGCAGCCAAGCGCATAGCCTTCTGCTCGTCAGACCACTGGTCCAAGTGGACAGCAGCGTCGTTGGTCGCCAACACTAACGACCACCTGCGAGTCCCACAAGCCGACCCCTCACCACACGCCAGCAACGACCCATACTCCGAGTACTCGGCAAGGGCCTGACCGAACTCGATCCCAAACGCATGCATCACTTCCTTCAGCAACTTCAAGTCTTGCTCGTCTCTCACGATAGCCTCCCTATAGGCTCCCTATAGCCTCCCCATTAGGGAGGGCACTAGGTCCGGTAAAAGACCCCCCACCCAACGCCTCGCTGGGCAGGGGATCAGTAGGTCTAACCCGCGCCTGTGCAAACAAGCGATAACCGGGCTAGGAACTACTGCTACCAACTTCCGGCCAAACGGTCAAGAACAAAGAAAAACTGCTCCAGAACCACCGGAAAGCCCAAGTTCGTATTGCGTTTTGAGCCTTCCGTATGGTATAGCCCGTAACCTTCTTGCCCCCCACTGCGGCATCCGCTACGAATCCATCTGCTGCAACCAATAGCAGGCGTGGCGAAACCGGCAGACGCAGCGGCCTTAAAAGCCGCTGACCCACAACGGGTCTTGCGGGTTCAAATCCCGCCGCCTGCACCAACTCAGACCACCTAGGTATTTTAAAAACCAGGGGGTCACGTTAATAGCAGCCAGCCCAAAGCCGCGCTATTCAGCAGCCGCTACCGGACAAACTGCCGAGAAGATTGAACTCAGCAGATTTTTGGCGGACGGGGGGGTGATGTTGCGCGAGTCGAGTCAAAGGGGGGGTACCCCCACCCCCCGGGGCCATGCTGCGAGCGCGTTGGCGAACCGCCCGGCTCTGGCTTCGGCGGGACCGGACTGAGGTCGGCGCGGGCTGGCCCGGCTGGCGTGCTGGCCATGCGGACTAGCCTGCGGGCTTGTCGCCGTCCGGCGCGGCCTGCGCGCTGGCGAGGATCGCCGCGATGCGGCTGGCGCGTTCGGCGTCCGTGATGGCGATTGGCGCGGCGGGGTCTCCGGCATGCGTCACGCGGCTGGCGTCGCCGTAGGTGGCGGGAGACCATGCGCGGGCGAGCCATCGCCTTGTTTCGATCCGCAGGCGTCGATGGGCGACGTCATCCGGGTGGTCCGACGGAGTGTCTGCAATCGTCGCACACTCTTCCGCAATCGCATCCGCCCCCTCCGCCCTAGCTGCGCGCAGGTCGGCGACTAACTGAGGGTCCGCCGCGCAGGC